GTCCGCTAAGGGATGAAAAGTGTAAAACTGAAATGATCAGTAAGACTTCCGAGAAGCAGTTTGAACAAGAGTTCGAATGTGACTTCTTGGGTAGTTCCAACACTTTGATATCTGCTGCTAAGTTACACACCTTAGTATATACTAAACCCATTCTTAGAACTAAAGATGGAATGAGCATTTATCAGGAACCAGTAAGAAAAGATCCAGATGTAGAACGATCTCAAGATCATTTATATTTTATTACCGCAGATGTTTCTGAAGGTCAAGGCAAAGATTACACTGCCATGACTGTGATTGATGTGACTCAATTTCCATATAAGACTGTAGCAGTCTACAGAAATAACACTGTATCACCGTTGCTGTTTGCTTCAGTTCTTAAAACTGTTGCTAAAAAGTATAATAATGCGTATGTCTTGATTGAAGTTAATAGCATAGGAACTGAAGTTGCTAATATTTTACATACGGATCTAGAATACGAAAACATAGTCAAGACTGCTATGATGGGTCGTAAAGGTCAGATCATAACAGAAGGTTATGGTGGTGCTGGTTCTGCAAAAAAAGTTCAAATGGGTGTTAAGACTTCGGTTTTGACAAAAAAGGTAGGATGTCAGGTTTTAAAGAATTTAATCGAAGAAGATAAACTTATCACAGAAGATGCTGACATAATTTCAGAATTTACCACCTTTATTTCCAAAAAACAAAGTTTTGAAGCAGAAGATGGTCACAACGACGACTTGGTGATGTGTCTTGTTCTTTTTTCATGGGCAACACGACAACAATATTTTAAAAATCTTACCGATATGGATGTTCGTTTGGCAATGTACGAACGAGATATCGAAGAAATTGAATCAGATATGTTACCATTTGGATACTATATCGATGGAAATACCGATATAGAGGATGAAATGGAAGATAAAAATTGGAAATCATTCAATGAAAATTGGATAATAACAAGCAAAGAAAGTTTGAATTTGCCTTGGAATGGTTTTAGGAAATAAATTTAGGGTCAAGCAAAATATTAAAAACACAGATTAACTACATATAAATAGCAATTTTAACCAAGGAGAGAACAAATGGCTAGACCAAATATAAGTTTTAGAATAAATGATGAATCCATGGTGGTTCCAGTCACCGAAGGATTTTCAACAACAATAGGTGCAGTTTATAATCCAACATTGAACCTTAAACCACTGGGAACAACAGAAGAACAAAATCTTGGATATTATCTAGTATCCAACATTTCAGATTGGTATGCTCGTCTTAATAATTACATAACAGGACTTCAAGGTGGTATTACTTTCGCTGCTGGAAATACATTTTATAGTGTTGGCTCATGTGCTGCTACATGGTTGAATGGACAATACAATGGCGCATCAATGACTTCTGGATTTTCTGGAGAATGGTGGACTGTCAATAACTTCCTCAATTACGGTTCTGCTTGTTATGTTGGTTTTGGAAATGGATTGGCAGGAGTTACTGCATTCTATGATGTAGGATTTGATGTCATGTTCCAAGGATATTCTTCTGCTAATGCTGCATTAGCAGTTACTACTGTAATTGATTATAAATCTTCAACAGATCAACCAGCAATCGGTGTTGTATATGTTCCATCAGTTCCAAATGCTATCTCAACTCCTCCAACTTCTAGCATTCCAAGTGGAACATCAAATAAAGACTATATTAGAGTATATGGAGAAAAGATTCACTTAGACTCAACTGGATTGTATTCAATCACCACTTCTCTTGCTCCAGATGTTGCTGGATGTATAGTTCGTACAGATAGAGATTTTTATCCATGGTTCTCCCCAGCAGGAGTCAAGAGAGGAAGAATTTTAGGAGTTGTTCGTCTTAATAGATCTCTAGCACCATCGGAACAAGATATTTTATATGATGCTGGTGTAAATCCAGTAGTTACATTCGGTGGAGAAGGTACTCTTCTATATGGAGACAAAACAGGAGAACCTGCAACATCTACTCTTTCTAGAATCAATGTTTCTAGACTATTCATGTACATAAAGAAAGCACTCGCCCCAGTTGCTCGTTCCATTCTCTTTGAGCAAAATGATTCTATTACTCGTTCCAGATTCAAGATTGCAGCAGAAGGATTCTTGGATAGAATTGTTGCTCAACGAGGTATTACTGAATATAAGGTAATTTGCGATACTTCAAACAATACACCATCTGTAGTTGAAGGAAATTATTTTGTTGCTGATGTTCTAATCAAACCAATAACATCTATTAACTATGTAAGAATTACACTCACAAATAAGGATCTCGCCTCAAATTTAACATGAACTCCTCCACTAAATCTTTACAAGATTTTGGTGGAGGAGGAGGAATAATTCCAGGTGGCGCAGGATTCGGTACGGAATAAAAGTTAATAAATAGAATAGAGAATAAGAGGTAAAAAATGGCAACAGTAACAGGTTTTAGAAGTAACTTTTTTGGTGTAAGACCCAATCGCTTTCTTGTACAAGGTGAGTTTCCACTAGAAGCTCTTGCATTAGGTGGGGTCAGTATAGGACCAGAAGATCTTAGAATTTATGTAAAAGGTGCAGATCTTCCAGGATCTACAATTGGTTCAATTAATATATCATGGCAAGGAAGAGTTGTTAAGTTTTCAGGTGATAGACAATATGCAGACTGGGTTATTCAGGTATATGATTGCAATATACCAAATGCTGATATTAGAAATGCGTTTGAAGGTTGGATGGAAGCAATGGATACTCGCGATGGACATGCAATAAATTATAGTCTAACAGCAGATTGGATTGTTCGTTATTCTGATCTTGCGCCTGGTAATCCTTACACTATAGATAATGGAGCAGGATCTCAAAATCCAGAACAATTTAATAAAGCAGTTAAACTTAGAAATTGCTGGCCAGTCGATCTTGGAGCAATTGCATTAAATTATGATGCTGCCGATACATTTAGTGAGTTTACCGTGCAAATGGCTTATGATTTCTGGGAACCATACGACGGTTAAATTAATTTTATAAGGAATATTAAATGGCATTTTTTGATCTTTTTGGTTTTTCTATTGCAAAAAAAGAAGAAGATATCATACCCCCTGAGGGGGGGTTGACGGGATCTACTCCATCAACTCTTTCTTTTGCTGCTCCAGAAAATTATGATGGAACCCAGGTCATTGAAACAGGCGGCTTTATGTCGTCTGTTTATGACTTTGGTGGTTCGTTTATGGATGAGAATGCATTGATACGACAGTATCGAGGCATGTCTCTTTATCCAGAAGTTGATATGGCAATTGAAGATATTATCACACAGGCAATCGTATACAATAGAGATAATGTCTCTATATCTCTAGATTTGAGTAATACTGAACTGTCTGATAATATCAAAAATAAGATACAATTAGAATTTCAGACAATTTTAAAATTATTAGATTTTAAAAATCGTGGATATGATATCTTTAGAAGATGGTATGTTGATGGTAGATTATATTTTCAAAATATAATTGATTCAGAACATCCAGAAAAGGGAATAATTGAATTACGAGCAATAGATCCAATAAAGATTCGTAAAGTTCGTAAAGTTCAAAAAGAAATAAAGAAAATAAATAATACTACTGTTCCAATAATAAAGAAAGTTGAAGAATATTATGTTTATACCGATTATGAAGTAAGTAATGTTGCTACAGCGACAACTTCACATGTTGGTGTAAAAATTCAACCAGATTCAATTACATATTGCCATTCTGGTCTTATTGATCAAACATCAAAAAGAATCGTGGGATTCTTACATAAGGCAATTCGTCCATTAAACATGCTTCGACAGACAGAAGATGCAATGGTCGTGTATCGCCTTGCCCGCGCTCCTGAGCGTAGAGTATTCTATATTGATGTAGGAAATCTTCCTAAGCAAAAGGCAGAAGAATATATCAAGAATCTAATGACTCGCTATCGTAATAAACTTACATACGACTCTGCTACAGGAGACATCAAGGACCAAAGAAACCACATGTCTATGTTGGAAGACTATTGGTTGCCTCGTAGAGAAGGTGGTAAGGGAACCGAAATTCAGACTCTTCCAGGTGGTCAAAATCTCGGAGCAATGGAAGATGTCGAGTATCTTCTTCGCAAGGTGTATAGAGCACTGAATGTTCCACTGACAAGAATGGAAGTTCAGTCTGGATTCAATCTTGGTCGCAGCAGTGAAATTACCAGAGATGAAGTTAAGTTCTATAAGTTCATAGAAAGACTTCAGAATAAATTTAATATAATGTTCCTTGATATTCTCAAGAAACAGTGCATTCTTCGTGGAATACTTACTCCAGAAGATTGGACTAAACATTATCAGGATATAGCAATAATTTACAGCAAGGATTCGTACTTCACAGAATTGAAGGAAAATGAGATTCTCAATGAACGAGTCAACATGCTTAATGTTCTTGGAAATTACAATGGAGTATTCTTCTCCACAAATTATATAAGAAAGAATATCCTCAAGCAAACTGATGAAGAAATTGCCAAGATGGATATGGAAATTGAAAAAGATAGACAGAAGAATATACAGCAGCAGTTGCAAATGCAACAATTAGGACTAATGGACGAACAGCAACAACAACAGTAATATATAATAAAGGAGAAAAATATGTCAAACAGCAAAGAAATTATAGATGCTTTACTTAAGGAAGATCTTTTTAAAGCAAAAAAACTCATTCATGAAAATTTAATTTCAAAAATGGGAACTGCATTGGAAGAAAAACTTGTAGATTTTGCCCCAACAATTTTTAATGAAGGTGCAAAACCAGACTTTCTTGATTTAGACAAAGATGGAAATAAAAAAGAACCAATGAAAAAAGCAGCAAAAGAAGCAAAAAATGAATCTGTAGAATCAGATGATGATGATGTACTTGCCGAAGAATTTGAAGCTCAACTGAAATCATTGGTAGAAGAAATTCAAGAAGAAACAGGTGAAGAACTCACCGAAGAAGAGATCATGGAATTAGCACATGAACTTCTTGATATCATTTCAGAAGAATCGAAAGAAGATCAAGAAGACGAAGAAACAGAAGAAGAAGATGATAATGATACACCAGCAAAAACACAGACACCAAATTTAGCTGCTGGTCGTGTCGGTGATGCAAGCGAAGCTTACTAATTAGAAAAGCAATCCATTATGAAACTAATAACAGAAACAATAGAACATGTAGAATCACTCGTTGAATCAAATGAAGCGGGTGGTAAAACATATAGACTGCGCGGAGTCATGATGGAAAGCGATACTCAAAATCGCAATGGTAGATTATATGAAAGTAAGATTCTATTCAAAGAAACTAAAAGATATGTGATCGAATATGTTGATAAGAATAGAGCAATGGGTGAACTTAATCATCCATCTGGTCCAACTGTCAATCTTGATCGCGTTTCGCATTTAATTGAATCGCTTACAATAAGTGGAAAACAAGTAATTGGTCAAGCAAAAATAATAGACACCCCAATGGGAAATATTGTTAAAAATTTGATCGATGCTGGTGCTCAACTTGGAGTATCTTCCAGAGGCATGGGAAGTTTGGAAAAAAGAGGTGCAGTAAATTATGTGAAGGAAGACTTTACTCTTGCAGCAATTGATATTGTCGCAGATCCATCCGCTCCAAATGCTTTCGTAGATGGTATTCTCGAAGGCAAGGAGTGGATATGGAACAATGGAATTTTGGTTGAACAGCAAATTGCAGAATATCAAAAAGCAATAAAAAATATTCCTTCGCGTAAATTAGAAGAACAGACTATTAAATTATTTTCAGACTTTTTGAGAAAACTATAATGTCAAATTTAATTACAGAACAGCAACAATCTTATATTAGAAAATCAATTCCTTTCATGGCCAGAAATATCCATGAAGGATTTGGTTCTTTTATGCGAGGTGTTGGTAGAGGTCTGTATGCAACTGGAAAAGGTATTGTTAGTGATGTTGTTGCTCCTACTTTAAAAAATGTTGCGGATAGTGTGGCACAAGGTGGAGCACATTCTGGTCTTAGAGATGCTATGAGAATTCATAATGAAATTATCATACCACATGTAGCACAACATCTTGGATATTCGGGAAAAGAAGTTGACAGACTCTGGACTTGGGGAACTAAACCCAAGGATAAACCAAATAAACCAGATTATTTTATAAAAAACCCAAATCCAAAATCTAAAAAGACAATGGTCCCAAAACCAGTTCATATTTTTAGAGAAGAAATGCAACAATATCAAACTGATCTAGAAGATTGGAATAAATCAGTTAAACAATTTGAAGCAATTCAAGGTCTTGTTAGACATGATAGAAATTTTGGAAGAATGTATGAAAGACTACATGGAGTTCCAGGTGGAGATATCGGTGAAATTCAAAAACATAAAAATATACTAGACGCAGCAAAAACAATATAAGTTAAACAATTTAACTTAAAAATTAGACATAATACCGTGTAAATATAAATAATCCTAAATACTTTAAATAATATGGAGAACAAAATGCCAGAGAACAATCCTTACAGAGAATTCAAATCAAACAAACTTCATGAAGCCGAACAAGACTTCGAATCAACCCAACTATATGACGATGGTACAGGTAGGGGGGCAATGATTGCCAAGGTTGTAGCTACAGGAAATCCATTAACTGCTAAAACTCTAAAAGACGATTATTTGGAAAGTCTTTTTAGTGGTGAAAATTTGAGCGAAGAATTTAAACTCAAAGCAACCACAATTTTTGAAGCAGCAATCAATGAAAAAGTTTCTTTGATTGAGTCTGCAATAATTGAAGCATCTAAAGAAATCATAGAAGAACAAGCAGCAGAGAAACACAATCAATTAGTTGAACATGTTGATGGATATCTCAACTATGTCATCAACGAATGGATGGAAGATAATAAAGTTGCAATTGAACGCGGTATTCGTACCGAAATTGCAGAAAACTTCATGAATGGTCTTAAGCAACTCTTTGAAACATCGTTCATCGATGTTCCAAATGAGAAATATAATGTCCTTGAAGATCTTTATGCAGCAAACGAAGAATTGCAAGAAAATGCAAATACTCTCATCAAAGAAAATATGCAACTTAAGCAAGAAATCACTCTTCGTCTTTGCGCTGAAGCATTCATTGAAGAATCAGCAGGACTTGCAGATACACAAGTTGAAAAACTTGCTAAACTTGCAGAAGGAATTGATTTTTCAAATGTAGATCAATATCGTCAAAAGATTGCTTTACTTAAAGAATCATATTTTGGCACAAATGCCAAAACAGTTCAACCACAATCTTCTTACCAATCACCAAATGCTCAAGTTCTCACTGAGGATGGATCATTTGTTGGCGGCACTTCAGAAGAAAATCCAGTAATGGAAAGCATTGTAAATGCAATTAGTTCAATTAATAGACATAGACCAGCAAAACCAATGTTTAAACCAATGAATGATTCACCAGTAGACAGTCGTATTCAACAAATCATGAACCCATCTAGAATGGTTTCACCAAAGGACAATTTGTTCTAAAATTAGTAAAATACTAAATATTAAAAAGGAAACAGGAGAGAAAAAAATGTTTAATGAATTAAATCAAAATACACCAGCAGACTTACTAGTAGAAAAGTGGAGCCCAGTACTGGACCACACTGACATGCCATCCATTGCAGATTCACACAAGAGAAGAGTTACAGCAATTCTTCTTGAAAATCAAATGAATGCAATCAGAGAAGAAAGACAAGGCAACCTCTTTGAAAATACAATAGGACCAATCGGTATCGGTGGAAATCCAATTACTGGTCAAGTTGGTGCAGCAGGTAACTTTGCTGGATATGATCCAGTCATGATTTCACTCGTTCGTCGCGCAATGCCAAATGTTGTCGCCTACGATATCGCTGGCGTTCAACCAATGAGTGCTCCAACAGGACTCATCTTCGCAATGCGTGCTCGTTACGGTGGAGATTCTGGTTACACCACAGGTGCTGAAGCACTCTTTGACGAACCATGGGCTAAACTTTCTGGTGTTTGCGGTGCATCTGGTCCAAATTCTTCTGGTTACCTCACTGGTACTGGAGCAATTCTTTCAGGACACACACTCGGCGTATTTAATGGTATGACATATGCTGGTGGTCGTCCAGATACATTCTCACAATTCCGTGGAATGTTGACCTCAACTGCTGAAACTCTCGGTGGTTCACCAAATACCGCAGATTTCCGCGAAATGGCATTCAGCATTGAGCGTATCGCAGTACAAGCAAGATCACGCGCTCTCAAGGCAGAATACACCACAGAACTTGCACAAGATCTTCGTGCAGTTCACGGACTTGATG